CATACGCTGACCAATCAACTTCATCGGCCAATGTGATTACATCTGCCGCAACAGATTTAACTGGATAATATCCATCTAGTGCACCCAAGCCGGTAACTAAGACACAATCACCAGTTTTGAATCCGCTTGATGGGACAGTAATTGTTGCATTTGGTGTTACAGCACAAGCTGTAATTTTCTTACCGACATCTTCGGATGTGCCAATATAAAACCGTGTTTTTTGGAACGGTGTGGTTTTTGCTGCCATGTTTTATTCTCCATAAGCAATTTGATAAGTTATTACCCGACGATGTAATTTTGTATCGGGTTCGTAGTCACTGAAATCACTTTCTCTCTCGGCATAATCAAATGCCGTTTCAAGTGCAGTAAAAATAGCCTTTCGTAGAGCGAAAATGTCATCAGGATTTTTGCTATAAACATCAATCTGCACCGTAAAATCATCCAAATCACCATCTTCCAACGCTGAATTTGGTGATATTGTTGGGAATTGATATACGATGACTGGATAGGTACTATTTGTTTCAGGAATCAAACCATAAAAACAACGACCTGACACAAGTGGATTTAGAGCACTAAAGAGTTTTTTTTGGATCATTTACGCCCACCTCGCAAGATTTCATCTCGTAATGTCATGATGATTTCACGGCTTGCTTGTTCTTTCTTTGCAGTGAAAGCTGGGCGCAAAAACGGTTTGGCTGGCATTTTAGATGTGCCAAATTCCACAAATCTCCAATAGTAAGGATCGTCCGGGTTCGCCGAACTATTTTTGCCATTACTTTTAAAAGCTGTAATCTTGCTAATTTTAAGCTTACGGACAAAAATTTTTGTGGTTACAGAACCGTTTTCACCAATTTTGGTTCTAGCAGAAATAGCCCTTTTCAAGGTTCCTCGCTTACGATGCGATACACTGTGTTCTAAAACAGGAGCATTTGCTCTTGCTTGATTTCTAATTACCGCACCACCTTTTCTCATTGCCTTCACGCCAATGCTATTTCTGACTTTGCGCTCAAGCGAGTTCATTGCTTGACCGAGCTCTTTTAAACCTTTGATGTTTACAGACAAATTAGACATTACATGTCTCCTTACACATAAGCTGTAAAGACACGTCACGCTCTTGAGTATTAAGCACGGAAAGAATTTCAAATTCTCTTTTCCCAAACTTAACCTTCATTGTGGGTTTAATGCCTTCTATATGACGTAGCCATATTTGAGTGGTAACTTCAGACTGTACTTGCTTAGCTGAAAAATACTCTCGACCTGATAATGGTCTAACATCAGCCCAAACAGTAGCTACTCTCTTCCAGGTTTGAGTACTTGCACCGTAATCATTAACTTCATTAACTTGCCGCAACAAGGTAATTCTGTGACGTAGCTTTCCTATGTTCATATTAATCACCTACACATCTATAAAACGATAACGCTCAATGATGGCTTTAACAGTTGGAGGTAAATCAAAGTTTGTTACACCTTGCCCTTCGTTCCATCCACCACGGTTTTCATATAGGTAAGCGATCAGCATTAATATGGCTATTTTCAAATCACCAGTGATTTCTTGTGCATTAATCGGTTTTTCTTCGGGCAATGTATTCAAAAGCACTCTATTCGTGTGGTTCTCAACCATCGCCTTTGCTGCAACTAGATAGGCAGACAACAAATCATCTTCCTCATCATTATCAATGCGACATTGCAACTTAATTTCGTCTAGTGTGATTTCCATTCATCCCCCAAAAAAATGCGGCCATTTCTGACCGCACTTTTATCTATTTACCTGTTAATGCTTTAATTGCTGAAACATCTTCGAGTACGCAGTCAAAGCGATGGAATGCCAAGAAACCTACTTGGTCAAACTCTGCATAACGTTCCACTAAGCGACGTAATGTCATACCTGACACGCGACGAATGACGAATCGGCTGAAATCACCAAAGTAAGCAAATTTCTTACCTGAACCAATATCTTCGATGCCTTGATCAATCACATATTGATGGCCTAAGATGGTTGCAGGAGCAACGCCAGCCACATCAGGCAACCATAATGGACGTTTTTGTCCATCCACCATTTCTTTCAACGTTTTTAACGTATTGTCATTGAAAGCAAGGCGAGTATTGCCAACATTGCGATAGGCAGGATCTACTGAGTGGATCAATGCGTTAAAATCTTGCCATGCCACTGCTGCGGCTGCTGCTTGAGTTACACCAGTAACTGCAGTTTGTAAGCCTTTAGGCTGAGCAGGTGAGCCAACGCCAGTACCTTGGATAAGATATTTAGCTTCTGCACGACCAATACGCTCTGCAATTCGACGAGATAAATACTCTTCGATATCCACACCTGAATCTTGTAACAATTCGTTTGATACGCGGATAATTTTTGATGAGAGTTTTTTCGCACCAAGCTCAGCAGTGCCAAATTCAGTATCTAATTCAGTTGCCGCCGCATTTTCGCCAATTAATTCGCCTTCTTCAGCGGTGCCATTTGCAGTCGCCCAAGTAATAACGCGACCGTCTGCAGTGTTAAGGATTTGAGCAACGCTCGCGATACCACCAAAAGCTTTCATTTGTTCAGCAATACGAGCCTGCATTTCTTTAGGTACGGTGTAACCACCTTTATTGTCAGTGCCTGCCGCTTGTGCGCGAAGCTCTGCCATCACTTGACGTTCTTCTTGGCTTAATTCGCCTAAGCCACGACGTAAGAACGAATTAAACGCTTGGGAACGTTTAACTTCTACATCAATAACTGGTTTTGATTCAGTTTCAATTTGACGCTGTTCTTCAACAAATAAAGCATCGGTTGATCGTAATGATTCTTCGCGCTCAATTTGTGATTCAACACCGCCTAATTCGGATTTCATTGCATCCCACTTAGTACGCTGTTCTTCAGTCCATGTTTTTTCGCCAATTTCATCATTCAATTGACGCATTTGAGCCGCGATATTACGACGTTTTTCTTGAAGTTCATGTAATTTAGCCATGATTTTTCCTCTTTCTTTAAATGAAAAAGCCGCATTATTGCGGCTCGTATTGATAAAAATTACTTTTATTTAGCATTAATTAAGCTTAAGAATCGCTCACGTGCGGCTTTTTGTGATACCGCTTTAGCAATTGTTCCTGAGTCTCGAGCTTCTTTCCACGCTTCAAGTGAGCGAGCTGTACTGCTTGCTTCTTGGTAAGCTGGATAAGTCACAGGACTGACATCATAAAGGCGTGAAATTTTATGAATTTCACGGATGATTACACCATCATCATTCTCATACCATTCATCTCCATTACGTGCGATCTTAAACGCAAAAGATGATTGAGTAATATCACCACGTTTTAGCGGTGCAATAACTAAATCACGAATAGTTGGATTATCTGGTGCGATAATGTCGTATTTAAGGCCTGTTTCATCAACTGATAGACTCAACGTACCAGCTTTACTGCGCCCTAGAATGAAATTCGGGTCGTGATTAAACAACCCGCGCACATCATCTTCAAGCACATCATCAAATGCACCTGGCATAATGATTTCGCGAAAACCCCACATTACTTCGGACATAGTATTGAACACGGAACCATAACCGATAATGTGCGTAGGCTCATCATCTCGGCTTTCCGCTCGCACTTCGCCTGCGTAGGAGCGTTTTTCTACATCACTCATTTGTGTTCTCCGTTTGTTTATTATTTGCTTGTTTTGCCGCATTCACGCTAACCAACATTTCATCCAGTCCTTCAACCGGATTCATATCTTCAAGCTGACGAGCTTCATTTCGTGACATCCAACCATCAGTGATGGCCGCATGGTAAAATGTTGCACGCTCTCCTGCAGTACCGCGCATAATCCCAGCAAGATTAAACTTCACGAAGTAACCCGCTTTACGCTCTGCTTCGGTAAAGATTTTTCGGTTTAGTTCCTGTTCCCAATTGACAACCCATGGCATCACGCTGAATCGAATAAACTGGATTGTCTGTTCTGAGATGTTGGAAAATGTCGCTTTCTCCAAATCGTTGATCATGTGTGCTGGAACATTAAAAATACCAGCAATCTCTGAACGATTAAGCTTCATCATCGAAAGAAGCTCAGTATCGACTGGTGACACGGTCAAAGCCTTGTAATCAAGCTCAGCAGGAAGTAATATTGTTTTATTTTCTTCACTTCTCAGCTTTTCTTGTGCGGTTTGCCACATTTTTTTAAAGTTTTCCCACGCATTGCTATTCAGCGGTGTCTTAACCGAAAGAATACCTGCAGGACGAGCATTTCCACCGAAGAAACCGCTAGCAAATTTTCGAGCATCTAACCCCAAGCCAATCGTCTCAGCATGAGTTTGAATGACTGATTTACCTGTTTTTATTGATGGCCCGAGTGACTTAATGTGTAAAATATCATCGGGAGACAGGCTCATTGTCTTATCGTCACCGTAGTAAGCATAAACATAGCGACTTCCGTTTTTAAGCAACTGCACTTTCCACGGCTCTAACGATTCAAGCGAGACAACTTCACCGTTTTTATTACGAACAATATGGATATAAGCATTTCCATACAATAAAACAGAACTTTGTGCATATTCACGCAATTTATAAGATGTCTGCCAATCGTTAGGACTATCATGTAGCAGGTAATATGCCGGATGATCTTTTACTGTTTCTACTTTGTCTCCACTCTTACACTTAACGTGTAGCGGTAATTGTGCGACCGAACTCGACAACACGTAAACGCAAGCATAAACAGCAGATAACTTCATCGCCAAATCAGGACTAACTGATTTAGTCGGCTGCATTCCGAATATCTCTTCGTAAGCTGATTCAGCACTTAATGGCACCGCTGGATTTTCCAGTGAACGAGTGCTAAATAATTTATCAAAAATCATTGTTTACCTCTCGATGCCAAAATAGTTAAAAGCAGTAATAATGCCCCACTACCAATTAATGCAATATCTGCCCCATATTTGAGATACACTCCATAAGACATCAAGCCAAAGCCTGTTAGACCTAAAAGATCTAAAATGACAGTTCTCATAGTTCTAATACCTCATTCGGGAAAAAGTTTTCATCATCAGTGCTCAACATAATGCGACCGATTGCCATCATTAGAGCCACCGCTCCGTCTATTTTATTTTCTGGAATTTCTTTAATTGGGCGCACTACATCATCATTTCCTGGAACCGTCTTTCCAACCACGTTACCAATACACCACGTCATAATTGGATTACCGTCATGATGGAAACGACCTGATTCAATTGCCGCTTCCAATTCTTTCATTGGGTCGGATAAGTTGGTGTAGTTTTGTGTAATGGTTATAGGGTTCAGTCCTTCATCAGCTAAGTTATGGCTGATTGCTATCGCTCCATGCGGGTCAATTGCAACACAGGAAACTCTATGTTCTTGATTGGTATCTTTGATGACTTCTTCTATCTCTCGATAATCAACTTCCGCACCATCTGTTGCAGTCAAATGTCCACTGTTTACCCATTTTTGATATTTGTCCACCACTCGTTTTAAAGCGGTATCTGTGTTATAGATAGTATCTTCCGGAACGAAGAATTCTGGAGCAATACAATAATAATGCCGCTTACCATCAATAACCCGAGCAAACACTTTAACAAGCGAGTTCATATCAAGCTTACGCGCCATATCAAGGCCAAGCACAACATCATCATCTTGGAAATCTTCAAGTGATAATGTTTCATCCTTGCAGTTTTCCCAGCTCACCATGTTGAAATAGCTTTCTTTAGCTGACACCCATACATTCAAGTGTTTAGTTTTGAAGGTATTAGTAAGGCGTGCATTATTAATTGCCTTGTTTTGTTGACTAATTAGGTAATAGCCATACACTGACACATCAAAGTTTGGATTCGCTTTACGTAATACGCTTTCATCTGTCCAATCATCATCTTCATCAATTGTATAGATGATCCCAAATAGCTCATCATTAGGAATTGCACCGGATAATTTTTCAATTACTTCTCTGCGTTTGTCGTAACAAGGACCTTCGATGTTATAACCTGCAGTCGTAATGATAAACATAAGCGGTTGTTTACGCGCACCCATACCAGTCAACATTGTGGTATATAGCTCATCATTCTTATGCTCATGGTATTCGTCCACTATCGCACAACTAGGCGATGCACCATCACCAGGTGAACCGATAAGCGGTTCAAAACGAGAACCATCAGCAGGACGGTTTAAGTTAGAGGCATTAACTTCAATACCAAAAGTCGAGCAAAGAAGATCGGTTTTCTTACACATCAATCGAGCAGGACGGAAAACTTCCCATGCTTGTTTTTCTGTGGTCGCGCCTGAATAAACTTCAGCGCCAAACTCATTATCCATGCAGAACATATACAAGCCGACACCAGCAGAAATAGCTGATTTACCGTTTTTGCGGGGTACTTCAACATAAACTTCACGGTAACGACGCAGATTGTCGCTTTTACGCAACCACCCAAAAGTATTTGCCATAATGAAGAGTTGCCACGGTTCAAGCGTGATATTTTGTCGTTTTGATGCCCACTCGCCTTTTGTGTGTGGCAGATATTGAATGAATTTGCACGCTTTTTCGGCCTTAACTTCATCAAAATAATAAGGAAATTTAACCGCACTTTGCTTTTCTAAATCATCAATGAATTGCTGACAGGTTTTTACAATAAATCGGCAAGCTGGAATTTTGCCAGCAATAACATCTTTGGCATATTTAATTGCCTTTTTTACATTATCTGTCATTGCATTAACTCCGCGAATGGATTGTGATTTTGCTCATCTACCTTACCTATCAATCGTTGTCGACTGCTTGGGTCAAGTCCGAGCAACGCTCCGAATGTAGTCATCTGTTTCAACGCTTCATTCAAAACAGTAAAAGCAGGATTTTTCGATAATCCACCATTCCCGTTCTCAACAAACGTGCCGTATTTTTCAACATCTTTACAAGCACGATTACGATTCTGATATGCAATGCAATAGTTTGTCACTACTTCAAGATCGGTTTGGAGTAGAACTCCTTGGGATAGTAATTCTTTTAGAATAAAGGCCCACATTTTTTTACCATCAGTATTAAGCTGAGATGGCGGTGGGGTGTTTTCGTTAAACGGACTGAACTCAGGCTCGTCTTTATTTAATTTTCTTTTACCGGGGTTGCCGCGACGCTCTTTCACTTTCGTCGGAGTGGGCTTTCTTCCTCGCCCCGGCGTTGTTGCTATTCCTGTCATTTGGCGTTTACCCTAAATTTTTAATTTCGCGGTTGTAAAAATAGAGTTAGGGGGGCGGTTTCGATAGGCAAAACCTATAGAGATTTTACCACCCCCTCCCCTTACAAAAACAACCGCACTTTAAACACTATTTCAAGCGTTCTCGCGCTGTTTTGAATTTATGGCATGGATTACATAAACTTTGTAGATTAGTTAAGTCATCACTACCACCGTGAGCCTTAGGAGTTATATGGTCAACAGTTGTAGCTGTTACAAACCGACCTTGCTTTAAACATTCTTGGCACAAATAGTTATCGCGAACTAACACGATAGATCTTATTTTTCGCCATTGAGCTCCATAACCACGCTGAGACGATGTCTTTCCTTTCTGATGTCTTTGCCAACCACAACCTTGATGTTCATCACAATAACCATTGCTGTTGATTGTTGTATTCTTACATCCTTGCTTTCTGCATGCTTTAGGTATTCTTGCTGGCATAGTTCCCACCAAAATAAAAAAGGCGAGTATTGTCACTCACCTTTTATTTACTTAACTTCTCTGTTTGCCACTCCCGAATTTTATCAATACGGTTTAAGCACATATCACGTTCACGTTTTAGGATCACCGCGTAATTTGTCACATCACCATAAGTATCACCAGCAAATACCGTCTTATCTAAATGAGCGGTCAACGCTGCAGGTAATTGAGAACAACTCACTACAACTGGTTTACTGGCGCAAGAACTCAATAACATTGCTAGGAGCACTAGTATTAAAAGCACTGCTAGCTTTAACTTGTTTCGGTATAGATTTGATAACTGCATCTGATTTACTCCTTGCATCTGACTCTACCTGACTTAGCTCAAATGTGAGCTGTCTATTTCGCTCAGCATCTTCTTCTAATCGAGTGATCGTTTGACTTTGTGCAGCAATTGTTTCTTGGTGTGTTTTAATCTTTACATTCAAACCATCAATAGTTGCTGACTGATGATGAATCCAACCACACAATGCAAGAATTACAAACGCAGAAACAACGGAGCACACCAATAAAACTTTTGTGAATCCGTTACTGATATATTGCCCGATACCAATCATGTTAAACCCCATAATAAATAGCGGTGCGGTTTAGGCTCTTTTGTTTACGCTTTCGCCATCTGATTTAATAGCTCCCATAACCGCACCGGCTAATCTTTACTTATGTAAATCAGATAAACATAATGCCTTTTCTTTTTCTCTACGTGAAACTAAGCCTGGTAAAACTTTTCCACCAGCTTTATTCCATCTTGGATATTCATTACAAGCTAACTCATACTTGCCTGAATTAAGGTATTTAAATAAGGTTGATTTTCGAACTGCACCACAACCAACGTTAAAAGTAATAGATACTGCAGAATCAAATACAGACTGTGGCAACGCTCGACCATTCCCATAAGCTAATACACATTTCTCAGCCACTTGAATGTCATTTTTCCAACGTTCCGCAATTTCTAAATCTGTATAACGATGTTTAGGATCTATTGGTAAGCCACTGTATTCAGTTGATCCAATGCCAACAGTTAATACATCAGCAGGACATTTATAAGGATCACGTCTGCAACCTTCAGCATTACCAATGATTTCAGCTCCAGCAGGACTAAGAATGAGCTCATCACCATAAGCACTGTACATTGTTAGGATGATGGCTGATACTCCGCATATACTTCCTGCAAGCCCTAATCCAGCTCTAGTCTTTGCTAGCTTCATCTCTAAGCCCTCTTTTTAAAGCCTGAACCTTTAAGGCATGCAATTCTTCTTCGCGCTCTTCTGCTCTTCTTGCCGCTCTGCCTTCGTAGCATTTTGAATAAGCATTAACTAGTGCGGTAACAATACCAATCACCAAACTTAATATCATTAAATTGTTTTGGTCACTGAGCCAAGCAAGAACACCGGAAAAGCCTGACCAAAAATATGTTTGATTCCCTGCGTCTTTAAACATTCTCATACTCCACCTCGCAATTGCGGGGCAATAAAAAACCCCCGATGGAGAACCATCAGGGGTTTAAAAATCAATTCTGCGTTTGTAACGTGCAAAAAACGCACTATAGCTTATATGATACACATTTAGTCTAGACTGTCAAGCGGTTTTATTTAAATATTTTAAACAACCCAAATACACTCACTTCCACCACTCACAATCATTAACAATAGAGATGTTTTTACGGTTTTTAGTCGGTTGAAATATTCGGCTTTTGAAATCCGTAGATAAGTCAATATTTCTTGTTTTTCCCAGCGCTTAATGTAGGTCAACACAAACACATCATAAAGCTCAGGTGTTAGCTTGCGTATAATGCCAAGGTAGCCATCAATTTTTAAACCAAGGTCATCAGAGATAGAATTAATGCGATATTTATGAGCGTAACGTGCTTCACATTTCATTTCTGCAAATCCAGCGGCAACACGTGGAAATTCTGTTTCATGTCTTGGTGTTGCCCAATAACCGAATTCAACAACAATTACATCAATATCTAACATACTATCTCCTTAATCGACACTAAAACCTTTCCACCCTTGACTACACATTTGCGTACAATTCGCAAATCATCAATAACACTATCGTCCACCAACACGCCAGCTTTCACTAACGCATCTAATAATGATTTAAAAAGATTATCCAAATCACGCATTCTTCTATCCGGCATAAATGCTTCCACCACCACTGCAGCACGAATACCCGCTGGAAATCTTGCTGAGCGTCTAGTCATCCACGCAACCTGTGCAGCATAAGCACGTCCTTTCGCGCTAATTAATGTTTTCCCATTTACTCTGCGCCAGTAAGTATTAACCGAAGGTGGGAATGGTAGTTCAAGTGTTATCGTTGTCATAGAAATCTCACTTTAAAAAGACCGCACTTTTGATTGTTAAACCATTAATCAATCACTAATGCACCAAT